TCTTAGCCTCAACGAAGAAAACATTGCGAACAAACCAAGAATAAAAATATCGACAATTCATGCTGCAAAAGGCGGGGAATGTGATAAAGTATTACTAACGACAGACATGAACATAAAGACATACGAATCATATCAGAAAGATTCTGACGACGAACAACGCGTCTTCTACGTTGGCGCGACCAGAGCGAAAGAGGAGTTGCACGTGTTATTGCCACAAACAACAATGCATTTTAAATTAGCATTATGAAGAAAAAACACGACCCGGTAAATTTTCCATCACACTATAACCAAGGAGACATTGGTTGCATCGATGCAATAAAAGCATGCCAAGGAGACGGGTTTAAATTTTATTTACAAGGTTCGGCTATAAAATACATTTGGCGTCACGAGCATAAAGGAAAGCCAATAGAAGATTTAGATAAAGCTATTTGGTTTTTAAATAAACTTAAGGAAGAATATGCCAAGGAAAATTAAATATAGCAATGTGTTAGAAAAAGATTTTTCTTCTCAAAAGGATGCCTACAATTATTTTCAAATCTTACGAGACGAGTTTGTTAAAAATCATTTAACCGGATATGAAAAAGGATTTTTCACAGAAGATACGCCCATTTCTTTAAGTGCCATGTATGCACTTTTGTATGACTATGGGGACAAGGAATATTTGAAGAGAAAAGACATTACAAAGCCTTACGAAAAAAGCATAAAACATTTTTGGTTTGCGACTGTATATAACGGGTATCCTGGCTATGCTTTGCACTACGAAAAATTTATGCAGCACAAGAGAGAGACGTGTGAGACATGTGCTAAACATTTTATATGTGGAGAATATCAAAAAGAGTTACACGAACTAAAGCAGGCCTGTGCCGCTCCAAAAGTATTTACGTGTTTTCCGGGAAGGCAAGAAACTTCAATTAAAACAAAAGTGAGCAACGCTTTTAGAAACGCAGTCAGAGAACAATCGTTAAGTTTTCGTAGCACCAAAAAAGCAATATGTGAAAAGTGTGGAGCGAGGGCAGAACGATTAGGTGGGGAAGTTGATCATAAAGACGATTCGTTTAAAAAATTGGTTGAAAAGTTTATTAGCGAAAAAAAGTACGAATTTGAATATTTATCAAGTGTTATTAAAGAAGAGTTGTCTACGGCAGACGGCTTTCATGTATTTACAGATCGCCAACTAAAAGAGGAGTGGGTTCAGTTTCATAAACAACACGCTTCGTTACAGCTATTGTGCACCGAGTGTCACAAAGAAAAAACAAGGAAGGAAAGATCCAATGAATAAATTTGTATACAACGCGCCTACAGAGTGGACACCCAAAGAACACTATCCAGACTTGTCCAAAGAAAAATTAATCTCCATCGACTTAGAAACATGCGATACACAGTTGACGACGCACGGTTCTGGTTGGGCAACGAACAACGGTTATGTAACCGGCATTGCTGTAGCAACCGCAGACTGGGCAGGCTACTATCCGATTGCACATAACGGTGGCAACTTAGATAAGACAAAAGTTTTAGATTGGTTTAAAGGTGTGGCCAAACTTGATTGTGATAAAGTTTTTCATAATGCGTCGTACGATATTGGATGGCTTAGAAGTTTAGGGATAACGGTCAACGGCAAGGTGCACTATACCATGATCTCTAGTGCGTTGATTGATGAAAACAGATACTCGTATACACTTAACAGTTTAGCCAAAGAGAAGCTCGGTCAAACAAAGAACGAAGACTTATTAATTAGAGCAGCCAAAGAGTTTGGTGTTGATCCTAAAAAAGAAATGTACAAGTTGCCTTCAATGCATGTCGGAGAGTATGCGGAATACGATGCACGGCTCACGTACGATTTATATTTACTTAACAAACAAGAAATAGAGAGGCAAGAGCTCCAGGACATTTACGATCTAGAAACAAGATTACAGCCTTGTTTGATTGACATGCGTGCAAACGGCGTGCGGGTAGACCTCGCTCAAGCTGACATTGCAAAGAAACAACTGTCCGCAAAAGAAAAAGAATTAATGTTAGAAATCAAGAAGATATGCGGGCTCGACATAGAAATATGGGCGGCGGCATCGATTGCTAAAGCGTTTGACAAGCTGGGCATAACGTATCCGCGAACACCAAAGACCGAAGCGCCTAGCTTTACTAAAAACTTTTTGTCTTCTCACGAGCACGACATCGCAAAGAAAATTGTTGAAGCCAGAGAGATCAACAAAGCCAACACAACTTTTATTGACACCATTCTTAAACACCAACACAAAGGCAGAATACATTCTGAGATTCACCAGATGCGCAGTGATGACGGCGGCACAGTCACCGGTCGTTTCAGTTACTCGAATCCTAACCTGCAACAAATTCCTTCGCGTAACAAAGACATCAAGAAACTTATTCGTAGTTTGTTTATACCTGAAGACGGTATGCAATGGGGAACGTTTGATTACTCACAGCAAGAACCACGTTTGGTTGTGCATTATGCATACTCTGATGGCCTCGATGTACGAACGATTGTCAACGGCTACCGGGCAGGCGATGCAGACTTTCATACCATGGTTGCAGAGATCGCACAGATACCAAGGCCGCAAGCGAAGACTATTAATTTAGGCATGATGTATGGCATGGGCAAAGGCAAACTGATGAACGAACTAGGCATTGAGAAAGAAGAAGCCGAAGAAATTATATCAACGTATCAAAACAAAGTGCCGTTTGTAAAACAGCTTACGTACAATGTCATGGATAAATCATCAGCGCGCGGTGAGATCAAAACACTCCTGGGCCGGCACTGTCGGTTCCCTTTTTACGAACCGCGTGAGTTTGGTAAGAAAGGTTTTTACAAAACAAAAGAAGAAGCTATCGACGCAATCGGTCACGGCAACTACAAACGCGCCGGAACGTACAAAGCATTAAACAAACTAATACAAGGATCTGCTGCCGATCAGACAAAGAAAGCAATGGTAGACTTGTATGAACAAGATGGTATTATACCTCATATACAAGTGCATGACGAACTAAACATATCTGTGAAAAACAAGAGCGAGGCACTAAGTATCAAGAAAAAAATGGAGGATTGCGTAGAATTAAATGTACCAAGCGTTGTTGATTATGCATTGGCTAAGAACTGGGGAGAGGCTAAGTGAGTGAAGTCATTAATGTCTGTATCTGTCCGGGTTGTGCACGTCTGACAGTGATGAAGAAGATTATAGAAGACAAATTCTTCTGCAAAAACTGCAAACAAAAATTTAAACAATACAAGAATGGTAAGTTAATTTATATCCCATTGCCTGTAGCCGAAGCCATTGAGCGCACGAAAGAACAATTGCTCTTTGAATTTGAGGGTGACGACGGTATGGGGGATATTGTTTTTGAGCCAGAGATTGAAGAAGACTAGCCCTTAAAGTCAATCGCGTCAAATAATTCACCAATAATAGTCGCCGGTCTGCCGTCAGAATGGTACGTCGCACAAGATTTTAACTCTTCAAAAGCAACATCGTTTTGTAATGCAACAGATATAATACGCCCTATTTCTGTTAATATATCGTGTCTTTCTGTACCTACCTTGCCTCCACCATTGATCCAAACTTCTTTGACATCTTCGTTTTGAAACGATGTAGTCAGTCGATAAGGGGTGCCGTTTGCATCTATAATGTTAAATGCAAAAGCGGGTCTTCGATTCTCTAATTCTTTTCTCATGATACCTACTTTCTTTTTATGTAATAATATCAATATATAGTTGACAGTCAATAGTATATTACTATATACTGTAGTAGATTATAATAAAATATGGAGGAATCTATATGGATGATAATTTAATGGCCGACTTTATATTCGGCAGTGACTTTGATAACGCAAGGTTACACGAAGAGAATAAGCTGCTTAGGCGACAAGTAGAACAGTTGCAAGGCCAGTTAAAAAGTCTTAGTGTTACTTTCGAACAGGAAACTGGTCGCGAAGCCACACTATAAACTATGAAAACATAAAGAAAGGTAAATAAGATGCCAGACATCAGTAAATACTCGTCTGTTTCTATCTCAAAAGCAGCGTACAAAGAATTAAACTTAGTGAAAAAACACATGTCTGACGAGCTCGGTATTACGTTCTCACTAGCCAAGCTTATCGAACATTTAGCAAAGGACAAAGCAAAAACACTGAAGTTAAATGGACACGCAAACAAATAACCAGGCGGTCTCTTTAATTACAGAAAGATATCCGTATGGAGACGTCAAAAGAAAAACAATCAACGGCAAGCGTCATTACGAGGGTGAAGGCAAGTTTTTACCGTCTGTTACAACTATTATCTCCGCAACCAAAGACGAAAAAGATCAAAAAGGGCTACAGGCGTGGCGCGATCGAGTTGGCGAAGAGACGGCAGAGAAGATCAAAAACCAAGCCGCGGCCGTAGGCACGGCGATGCATAAGTTCCTTGAGTGTCATATACAAGGAATAGGCTACGATGATATTACCAACATCGGCATTATCGGCAAGCGCATGGCTAAGTTGATTATTGAAAAGGGATTGCCTTACGTAAATGAATACTGGGGCACAGAAGTCCCTTTGTTTTATCCTACGTTCTATGGAGGAACAACCGATTGCGTTGGTCTATGGAACGATAAACCGGCGATCTTGGACTTCAAACAAACGAATAAACCTAAAAAAGAAGAGTGGATCGAAGACTATTATATCCAACTGGCGGCATACGCCATGGCCCATGATGCGTTGTATAAGACCAAAATGGAAGCAGGCGTTATCCTCATGGCATCGAGAGGGCTTAGTTTTCAAGTATTCACGCTCGACGGACAACGGTTTGATGACTATAAATATAAATGGTTAAAAAGATGCGAGAGGTATTACAATGAATAAAGAGCTCGAACAACGTAATCAAGCGCCCACGGTCAAGGGCGGTGATATCCATAGATGGAATGCAAAAGAAATGATGCAGATACTCCAAAATTTCTGCAAAGATGAGTCCGCCGCAGACGCCAAGATCACGGTAGCTTTGCCACGCGGGCGTTCACATGACCAAGATAACTTTCATATTGCAGAGATTAAACTGATGGACAATCCCATCATCGGGGCCAAAGTTAAAAAGCATTTGGTGATGTTTCTCGTATGACGTGGAAAATGTTTATAGAGGTCACAGCCCTCGCTCTGTTGATGACGATTGTTGTGCAGAATACAAATTTTTTAAACGCAGACTGGTGCGCCGCAGAGATCGATGTGTTGCGCAAACAGGTATCCGAGATCCATACAGAGGTAGTGCGTGAAGAAAAGTAAATTCTACAACAGCGATCATATCATTAAGAAGAGAATCAGAAGGCCGGGTCGTCATGCAAAAAGGCCAAACAAGAAGTTTAACAAAAAGAAAAGCCGAGGGCAAGGGAGGAAACGATAATGGAGAGAATAGGTCTAAAAATCAGGAAGATAGAACAGCTTCTTGATCAACCACTTCAAGCAGATACACGCCGAATATGGTTGGGTCACCTGCAGTCACTGCATAACATGATCGAAGAAAAGGAACGTCAACGCGTCGAATCACTCGCCCGTTTAGGTGGCGCATTTCTAGAGACGTAAGCCTATGTTTCAAGAAACCAAGACATGCATACAGTGCGGTGATGAATTTCAAATACACCACGTAGCGCAGAGACAGAAGAAGTATTGTGGCTATATGTGCGCCAATCATAAGACCTTGGCTAGTCAACGCGTCAAGCGTAAGAAGGCTAAGAAATGACGCTGTACACACGTCAGAAGAAGTATCTCGGGACAGAGAAGGGCAAGGACAGCAACCGCAAGTCGACGGCCAAGTATGCCCAGACCGATGCCGGACGCGAGTCCAAACGATTACGCAACCAACGTTACTTTGCCTCAGAGCATGGTAAAGCCGTTAATAGAGCGAAAGTCGCAAAATATAAGGCCGCGAAACTGCAACGGATACCGTTGTGGGTAGACCGTGAGCATTTAAAAGCGATCCGTGAATTCTATAAAGCGTGTCCTGAAGGCTATGAAGTGGATCATATGATCCCTTTGCAGGGTGAAACGGTGTCAGGGTTGCATGTACGAGAGAACCTGCAGTATTTGACAGCTGAAGAGAATGGACGAAAAGCGAATAAATGGCAAGATAGAACAGATAAAGAACAAAGTATGGCGGAAAATGGACAACGGACAACGGTTTGTATAGAGAATATAAAATGAAATAGATATAGTGAAAGTGATTTGAGTCAGCCTTACAAGTGTACAAGAAGGGTAAATATGGAGTTAAGTAGTTGATAAACAACAATATGTGTTTGTAAGTTTGTTGTACAGAAGAGGTTGTTTTTGTACAGTAATTATTGACATTTTACGGAGGAGATATTGAAATCAGTTTTAGCAAAAAGAATTTCATTTTTTGAGAGCTATATAAACTTTAATCTTGACTCTCTTTTTGGCAAATCGTTATATCCAAATATGAAGAAAAAAACGCCTAACGTTGTACCGGTAGAGGTCAAGGGTCTGCCCAATACGGTTAAAGTAGGTTACCGAGATATTAAAATAAAGTATGTTAGACCGGACTTCAAGACTGATGATATGACAGAGAGTTATGGTGAGTATCGTCCTCGTGAAGGAGTTATATTGATACAGCATGATCTTTGCGGACAAGAGCGCTGTAATACTACGTGGCACGAAATTTTACACGCGGTGGTGTATGTGTCCGGACTTAACCAAGCCAATGGTCCACTCAAAGAAGATGATGCGGAAGAGCTTGTTGTCAATCAGATATCTAATTTTATGATGGGTGTATACAAAGATAATCCTTGGATACTCGATATGTTGCAGAAACATATCAACGATATAGATAACTAATTACTTGGTTTTTGAAGTTTTCTTTTTGAGGAGCTCCTTGGGATCATCTATCAGCTCTCCTTCAACTATCTTCATTTCACGCATGAGTTCTGCAATCTTTTCATCTAACTCACCTTCTGTTAGTTGATCGAGCTTACCATGCTTAATAATCTTTTGTTCTACATATAAGCCTGCGGCTTTACCTCGAGCTACTTCTGCCTGTACAGCGGCAGAGTATGAGCCTTCTTCCAGGGCCTTCTCTCTAATCTTTTGTAACTCTTTGAAGTGCCTGTATATATCGACATCATATTTCTTTTGTACTTCTTCCCGTACTTGTCTAGCGTAATCTACTACGAGCGGATAATACTTAGGATTTTGAAGCATTGATGCCTTTGATCTAGCTGTAGCTTCCGGGTAGCCTGCATTGATCGCGGCTTCTGTAGCTGTGATCCTGCCTTCATTGTGTACTAATTCTTTTACGAAAATAATTTGCTTGTCGGTAAGTTTTCTTGGTACTCCCACGCTTGTGCCTTTCGTTTTTTACGCTTGCGCCTTTCGAAGTTTACGCTTGCGCCTTCCGTTTTTGTTTCTTTTTCTTTGTTGCAAAATTATCACACATCCAGCAAAAAAACAAGTATCGGGATTTTTGGCTTGACACAATATCTAGTAGCTTTCTGAACTTCATACCTACTATATATAGTATGTTGATAACTCCTGTCAAGTAGCATTTTATATCATTTTGCTATTGACTTTTAAAACGAATAACTGTATAATAGATCTCATTATACAATAGGCTATAAGAAGAACCTATTTATAGTATAGAAAGTAAACAGAAAGAAAGCAAGGTTAGTTATGCAGATAACAAAACAAATGATTAAAAACTTTATTGGTCAAGATCAAAAGCCATTAGATTATTTAGTTGAAATGGTTAATGATGAATACGCCATTGAGAATTTTATCTTGGATATTTTAACTCATAATACAATAAATAGCGAGGTAAAAAAAGATGGGCAAATTTAAAAATAGATCATACGACATAGCAGAACAACTAATTGACAATGTTATTGAAAAGATAATGAAAGACGAAGTTAGTCTTGATGACGCAATCGAGGAACTAATAGAAAATAATATAGTAAGCGCCTTTTTTTCAAGGCTTGAAATCGAGTCAATTATATCCCATGAATTAAAAAAAGAAGTTTATTATGGGGGTGCGTGTGAGCATTAAAAATTTTATAAAGATAACAGACGATAAAGGCATTGAGCATACATTCTATAATTTCACTAGTTTAGTTGAATATATAGATAGTTTTACAATGTCATTTTTACCTGATGATTTTACATATTTAATACATGAAGAAAGCATTGAAGATGAATAAATTAGAGCAAATAATATTCAAAGATTTAATAAAGAATAATTTTACATTGAAGAAAGCAAAGGCCTTAACGGGTGGCGGTATTACTTCTAAAAATAAAAAGATGCCTTTCTATAATTATGATTTATCAGCGTGGGATTGTAAAAAAGGTTCGCAATTAAGAAAAGTTGCGGGTTCTGTATGCTCTGATTGTTATGCTATGAAGGGCAACTATTTACAATATAAAAACGCTAGCGTTGGCGCAAGCCATCAATATCATTTAAAAAGTTTAGACAATGGCTTTGAATGGGTGCTTGGCATGGCGTATCAGATTATTAAAACAAAGACTAAATATTTTAGATTTCATGCAAGCGGGGATTTGCAAAGCCTAGATCATGCAAAGCAGATTATTAGTTTGGCTAAATTGACCCCCTCTTGTAAATACTGGATACCTACAAGAGAAACAAAAATATTAAAAGAATTGAAAGAGCAAAATATTTCTATTCCTAAAAATTGCGTGTTTAGAGTTTCAGCGCCTTTAATTGATGGTTTCTTAAATAGTAAGATATTTAAAAATACAAGCGCTGTTATCACCAATGAAAGCAAAGCAAGAAAGACTGATAAAAATTGCCCTAGTTTAGATCAGGGCGGGCAATGCCTCGCTTGCCGTAATTGTTGGGATAACAGAATAAAAAATATTAATTATTTAATTCATTAATTTATTGACAATATATAATATATGCTTTATAATGCTATATAATAAGAAAGAGAGAGTAATAAAATGATAATAACAAAACAAGCTATCGAAAAAATTGTTGGCAATAAATTTTTCTATATATCCTATTTTAAAAAAGACGGGACATATAGAGAAATGAACAGCGCCAGATTAAACGTATCAAAGCATTTAAAGGGCGGTCAGAATAAAAACCCTAATCTTAATAAAACTCAGATCGTAGTATTTGATAATAATAAGTCAGGCTACCGAACTTTAAATATAGAAAAGATTATAGAAATTCGTTGCGGTGATTGCAAGATCATTGATAGTGAATACAAGGCGCTTCTTGAGCAAGATAAGGCGTATGTCAAGGAGCAACAATACGAAAGCTTTATTTTAAAAACATTATTAGAAAGGACAATAGAGGATCATGGGACTAGATCAATACGCATTCAAAAGAAATAAAGATAGTAAACTTAACGGACATATGACTGATGAAGATTACAGTAATATTAAATATGACTGGCGCAAGCACGCAAGGTTGCAAGTCTTCATGCGGGATTTATTTGACCAAAAACATGAACGGGAAAATAACGATACTTTTAATTTAGGTTTCAATGGCGATAATCTAGAATTGAGCCTCGAGGATCTTGAATTATTGGAGCAAGCCATTAAGAATGATTTTTGGGACTATTTCTGTTCTGATGGTTTTTTCTGGGGACAACAGTTTCAAGAGGAAACAGTTAAGGAATACAAAGCGCAAGATTTAAACTTTGTTAAATGGGCCAAACAAGAAATAAAAGATGGAAACAAAATCTTTTATTCATGTAGTTGGTAATATTAAAAAAGAAAGGAAAGCATAATGACAAAAGCAATGACTAAATATCAACTCGAACACTTTAAAGATAAAGTAGACAGGCAGTTTAGGCCTCATATCGAGGAGCAAGAATTGATTGTAAAACAATTCAGAACTGAAGCTATTGATCACGCCGTTAAGGGTTTGGCTAAAAAAATGGGTGCTGATAAAGTACTCGATAATCTTAAAGAAGCCGAAAAGCAGTTAGCTGAAGCGAGGGCAACGGCTCGGACTTTTTTTGAAAAAAAGAAACCTAAAGAAGCGGAACTCACTTATAATATGCAAAGAACTAGATACGGCGATGAATTATCAGTATCAGATTGCGAGGAGCAATTAAGGCATTGGGCTTCTGGCCTTGCCGATAGAGAAATCGAAAAAAGGCCTGAAGGCAAGAAGCTAAAACAATTAATGGATACTAGACAACACGCCATTGATACAGTTATGGAAGCGGGTTGTCCTGAAGATTTAATAAAACAACTGGCCCTTGTATCTCAATGCATTGGTTTGACTTGGAATGGTGAACTAAAGAAAATTGCAACATGATTTTAAATAATTTCATAATTCAAGACTATGGCTATTCAGTCGGATTTTATCCGACTGATGGTGTAGGGCGTAAATGGTGGCAAGATAAAGCAAAGCATATCAAACAAAAAAGACTAGGTTCTATTTATTTTGTTGATAGATCAATTTCAAGGAGCATTATAGACAGTATTGAAAGGGAACTAGAGGATTGAAAATGTTTGAGTTAGTGCAATCTTATAATGCCATGATAAATGCTCATTGCGAGGAAGAAATTAAAAACAAAATACTCGGTAGTTTTAATGGAAGAAATCTTTACTATAATACTAGTCTTATATGGGGGCACAAATTGTATCTTTCTGATCGAGTATGCAACAAATTAAGAACTCATAATATAAAAACTGTTGGCGAGTTATTGGAGCATGACGACATTCAGCTTCTCAGACTTCCTAGTTTTGGTAAGGAAAGTTTAAAAGAGGTTATCAAAGAACTTTATCTTTTTTCTTTATTTATTAAGCGTTGTTCTTCAGACAGCTTAACAAAATTTTACTGGGAACTAGAAGAGGAAGGCTATAAATTATGAGTTGGCGAGGAAATGTTTTTATAGACCATGACACACAAGAGGAGATCAGAATATTAATTCACAATTACGGCGGAAAAGGGGTTCACTTGACCATGCGAAGACCCTTAACCGATAAAGAAAAAGATAAACATAAACTATATAGAAAGACCCCTAAAGTATGAAAGAAATATTTTTAATGTGTTTATTTATGTCCTTCTGTATATCCTTGGTTGTATGGAATTTAAGTTATTATGGGTTCTTTAGTTAAATGATTGAATATGACACAAAATTTGAATATGACCTTGATGTCTCATACGAGTTAAACTTTGATAAGTGGTTGCGGTGGACTAATCGAGAAAAGCGTATTTATAAAGAGAAAGAATATTCAAATGAAGAAGGAAAGAAAATATTTAAAAGCCTTTATGGGGGCGTATGATATTCTCAAGAGAACAGAGAGAGTAAGAGATATAGGTATGATCATCTTAAAACTAGCTTGCTCTCTCGCTATGGGCGATACAGTAAACCCGTATTTGCAAAAATTGCCTCCACTTAGTGGACGCCTTATAGTAAATGCTAAAGCACTAGAATTGTAGGTTGTGAAACCTTCAGGCTTGAGTAGTGCCTACATTGTACAAAACAAACTACTCACTTTCAATCTTGATGTTATCTTAAAAAACAGTATATCTTTTAAGGGTGAAACCCGAAACAAAACTATGGAAACTAATCAAATCTAAAACTCCTCTAATCCGTTGGAATAGAATAGAAAATGCTATAAACAATGGCATTCCTGATTTACTTGGTAGCGGTGAAAATTCTAGTTTCTTTACAGTTGAATTAAAAATAACTTACGATAACAAAACAGTACGTTTTTCCCCCCATCAAATTGCATGGCATAAAGTAAATGGAGTAAATGGCGGTGCTAAATTTATTATGATTTCCCCCCGTTGTCAGTCGTCCGTAAAACTTTTTCAACATACAATCATAAGCGGTCAGCGGACAAGGTTCGTTGACTGTGAGCCGTTGTCCGTTGTCAATAATACAAAGGACGAGGGACAATGGACAACGCTTCAAAATAAAATGCTAGAAAATGCTTGACAAGATTTAAAATCTGTGATATACTGTCTGGGATGGCGGGCGGGATAATGCTTGTACCTTCGCCCCCTGCTCGCTCGCTTCGCTCGCTCGCTTGACGCTTCCCCCTGCTCGCTTCGCTCGCTTCCCCCTGCTCGCTTCGCTCGCTTGACGCTTGACGCTTGAGGCTTCCCCCTGCTCGCTCGCTTCGCTCGCTCGCATTGTCCGTTGTCCGTAAATTAATGCTATAAAATGCTTGACAATGGACAACGAATAGTTTATAATATGGGGTGGCGGGGCGGGATAATAAAAAAACTTTTTTAAATTAACTGTTGACAACTGACAACTGTTATGCTATAATATGCTATTAATTAAAAGGAGAAAGTAATAATGT